ACTATCTTTGTAGTTAAATACATAATTTTTCATAATATACCTCTTTCTGGGTTTTACCCTATATAAAATTTTAGAGGCAAGTGTTATATACTGCCTCTATTTTCCACTTGCATAAAGTGGTATTCTGATAATCGATGTTATTCCGATACTAATTTATTAAATTATAAACTTGTGCTTGTTGGTATTGTTACAACTGGCTCACTAATTGGACTTAATGTCATTGTAAATCCTAACAAGTCTCCTGAACTACCTCCATTAATAGTTGTTTTTACATCACTTTGGAAAGATATTACTATTCCATTTGATAATGTATATTTCCAATATGCTTTTGTTCCTGCGTCCTCTAAATCACTTGCTAACTTAATATTTGCAGTTACACTTGGATCTTCCATGTTAAATTCAAATTCATATTGTTGTGCTGGTTTTAATCCGTTAATTGCTGTCTCGTATTCTGTATTGTCTAAATCAGTTGTATCTATTTGGTTTGGTGTTCCTCCAATGTCTGGAGTTGTTTTTAATCCATATATTTGAGTATATGAACCATTTTCTGTTGCTGAATATTCTAAAGTTGAACCATTAAAAGCATGATAACTTGCTCCACTTCTTGCCATTACTTTTCCTCCTTTACACTATAAATTTATTATTTATTTCGTTGTAATCTGCATAACCTGTAATTTGTACTTTTACTAAGTTATTTGATAAACTTATATCTCTTGAATTACATTTGAAATTTATTTCTTTTAATTTGTCTTTTATATTTTCTACTGCTTCATCTACTATTTGCTGTGTGTTTTCTGTCATATCTAATAATCTTACTACATAACCAGTTATATTTTGTCTATAAGTATAGTTTTTGTTAAGGTCTGTATTAATATAGTTTTTAGATAACTCATAACCAAAATAAGTTGTATTTTCAACTACTATATCATCTGGAATTATGCCTCCACTTTGTATATTAGTTAATTCTTCTAATTTACTTTGAATAAACCTTCTCATTTTGCCTCCTTAATTGCATTATGTATATTTTCTCTATATGTCGATATATTTGCATTTAAAGCATTTTTATAATTATTATATGCTCTCATACCGAGGGTGGAAATTTGGATCTATACCAAAGTTTTCTCCCCAACCAAAAGCATTTGGTATTGCGTGTGGCATTGTTCCTGTTTCTAATAACAAACCTAAATTATAACTGTCTCCTGCTTTACTTGTTACTTGCAAATCACTTCCTATAAATGTACTTATTTTATCTCCTTCTTGTTTTGTATCGTCTACTCTAATACTAGCAATATATGTACCTGTTTTCATATTGGAATTTTCTACTAAATGCTCCCATATACGTTCTGCTGTATTTCTTTGTGCTGATTTTAAATTGTTTTCTAGTCTTTGTGTAAATTTTTCTAAATCTGCACCTAGACTTTCAATTTTTTTCATTAAACCAACTCCAAGTCTATACTTTTAGAATTTACAGATACAATTTTATATTTTCTGGATTTTATAAATACATAATAGTTGCTTATGTTATCTTGTTTATTATTTACTTTCGTATATAAAAACTTTTCCATAGCATTTCTTACAGACTTAATTCGTAACATTTTATATATATTTGCTCCATACATACTAGCTGATATTTCGTCATCTAATTCTTGTTCTTGTACTTTAAAAGTTTTTACTCTTTCAAGCGTTTCTGTTTCTCTGCCATTTCCGTGTTTTGTTCTGGTGGCTTTATATACACTTGATTGTTCTAAATATCTTAAAAGCAATGTCTTAAACCTGCCTTTATAATATCGTTTCGCATTTTTTCTATATTATCTGTAAATGCTGAACTTTTACCACTTTCATTTAAACTATTTAATCCTTCGCCACCTCTTGAAAGATATTCTGCTTTTACACAAGTTTTTATATATGGGTTTAGTTCGTCTGTTTGATTATTAGATAAAGTTTGAGCAACGTTTGTTACTCTATTAATTATTTCTTGTAAGATTTCTTCATCTTCATCTGAATAATTATCTCCTAAATCTTCTTTGATTTCTTCTAACATTTACGTTGCCCTCCTTTTATTATAAACTTACTGCTCCTGAAGCATCATATATAATTGCTTCTGGTACTAATGCTTTTACACCAGTATATAAGAATGTCTCTAATGCTATTGCATCGTCAAATGGTACTTTTTCTGCTTGATAATCAGAAATTAATCTTGGTTGTGCAATTGCTCCTTTTAACATAACAACTGCTGTTACGTTAGCTGGTAATCTGTTACTTTCATATACTGTTACATCATCATATACACCAATTGCTCCATTTGCTGGTGCTGTTCCGTTTGGTAATTCATCTAGGTCATTTTTAAGTTCTTTTCTAAATGTTCCATTTACTACTAATGCTAAATCTTGTGCATCTATTCCGTCAATAAAGTCTGAACTTGTTTCTTTTGCAGCTACTATCATTGCATCAATTATATCTTTTGCATTTGTCAAAGCTCCTCTTGTAAATTGTGTTCCTGCGTTTACTGCTTCTGCAAAGAATTTTCTATCTAAGTAAGCAATAACTCTTTTTGCAAAATTGTCTTTTCTTTTTGCTGCCATACCATCAATTCCATATAATTCAACGTCTTTAATTTGTAGTTCTTCAACTATTTCTTTGTCATCGTCTAAATTAACAATAACAGGTTTAGCAATAACCTTGTCTCCTTTTCCTGCTGTTCTTGCTGTTCCTTTTGTTTTTAGTTCTGCATTTACAAATCTTTTGTATTCAACAGAACCTCCTTCTGGATTTCCTGATCCATTTGTGTTTTTAAGTGCTTCTGATACTGCACTTACTTGTATGTTTTCAATTACTCCGTCTAATACTTCTGCTAAATTATCCATTGTTGCCTGGTTTGTATAATCTGCAATATTTAATGCTGGTTGTCTTGCCATAATAAAATCACTCCTTTTTTTATTTTAATAACTTGCTCTTGACACATTTTTCTTTTTAGTTGCTGTGTCAGTCAACTTTGTTACAGGTGTTTTTTCTTTTAAACTTTGATTTACACCTAATTCAACTGCTTTTAAATACGTTTGTTTTATTGTACTTAATTGCTCTTTTACTTGTTCTGCTGTATTATATTTATTGAAATCTATCAAGTTTATTAATTCAACTGGTATATCTTCATTGTCTTTTATAGTCTGGTCTTTTAATTGGTACGCATTAAGCATAGCCTCTGATTTTTCTGCCCTTGACTTGTATCCATTTAGTTCTTCTTTTAGTCTTTCTTCACTTGATAGTTTAGCAAGTCTTTCTGCTTCTGTCTTTTCTGCTTCTAACTCCTTTCTTATTTTATCTTTTTCTGCTGAAATCATTTTATTGACTTCATCTCTTGTAAAAGTCTTTTCTGCTTTTACTTCTTTTTTTGTTTCCACAGTGTTATCCACAGTTTCAACAGCCTCAGTAGTTACTTCTTTTTTCTCTTCCATATAATACCTCCGATTTTACGCCTCTTACGGCAAACATTTCGCTTTTACAGTGCGATAACTAAATAAAATAAAAAAGCACCAAAAATAGACATAAAGTCTAAATTTGATGCTCATAGGCACTCTTTGAACAAAGTATATAATTCTTATATACAATATATCACATTTTATCTTTTTTGGCAATACTTGTTCGCTCAAATATTGTAATATTTTTACAACGTGGACAAAATGCTTCTATATGATAGTCACTTCTTAACTTTCCTTTAAATATTTGTTTGTTGCAATTACTACACCTAAATTCACTCATTATTATTTTGTAAATTTCTGATTTTTCCATTAAAATTCTCCTATAATATATACGTTATACTAGAACGGCAATGATGTATATTGTTGTTTATTGGAGGAAGATTATCCCCGCACTTTCAAACCTTGTGTTCTATATACAACATTTCTTTTGTCATAAGCACTATATCTATCATATACATTTAATTTATTTATCCAAAATTCTTGATTATTTAATGTCTCACACATCAATGTTGTAACTTTATCAATTACTGCAATAAATTTTACTTTTTGTATTCCTGCATCTTCATATATTTTTAGTTTTGTTTGATTTACTATATATACAAGCTCATCTTCTAATGCTCCTGTGTATGTGTCCTCTTTACTGGGATTTTCTTTTTTCTTTAAATATCTGTTTTTTTGTTTTAATAACAAGTCTGGTATATTCTTATTGCCATTTGTTAGTAAATGTCTATACATTTCGTCTGAATTATACAATGTCATTGTGTCTTGATAATCTTTCCATATATAACCATTTGCATTTGGCAAAGATAATAAACTTAATCCATATAAAACATATAAAGGTGGATTTAATAACTTTGATTTTTTCCATCTATCTTCTGGCAAATCTTTTTTTAATGCTTTTACTTCTGTTTCATAAGTGTATGTTACTAATTCCTCAATTATCATACTTTCATATTCGTCTAATTCATTTTGTTTTTCATTGTATAATATGTATAATAGAAATTCTACTATCTCATTATTTTGTATTTTTGATCTACCAAGTAGCTTTTTAGCCCAGAATTTACCATAATCATTCAAAATATTATACTTTTTTTTGACATACCCCTTAAAACGTTCGACATTTGATTTTGACGCTATTTTAGTGTCTAGCTTATATGTATTATAAATTTTTTCTATTTCTTCCTCTAAATCAGTTGTCGTGTATTGTTTTAAAGTCTTGCCTTCTAATTTATTCAGTATCTGCCACATTTACATCTTCCTCTTCATTTTTATTGGCATTTTGTAAATTATTACGTTGATTTTTTATTCTTTCCATGTTTTCGTTAAAATTCTCTGTTGCTTCTTCTTCTTTTTTTGATAATTCGCTTTCGACATCTATATCTAATGGTAACATATTTAAAACAGTTTCATCTGATAATACTTCCCTTAATTTTAATGCCATATCAACTAAACTATCTTTATCAGTTGGTAAGTTTCTTTCAAGGTCAATTTGTATTTCTCTAAAATCATAATTTGTTTTCTTTTTAAGATTTATTCTTCCAATTATATTTTCCCACATTGCCAATAATTCTCTTTTAAATAATTTATCTGCTCTTGTTAATACTTGCTCTAATGGAAAAAATGACCTTTCAATTTCTGTTGCTGTCTTTTCCTTTGTTGATATTTCACTTATACTTGGTATCATACTAATCATAAGTATTAATTCTATTAATGTCTTTTTATGATTTTCAGAGGCGGTGTCATTTACATCTTTTGTTATCCAGTCTATATCTCCTGTATTATCTGGAGTATAAAATGTTGGTGCTTCCAATATTAAGTTATCTTCTTTGGTTCTTTCAGGATTTTTTATCCATTGTCCACTTTCATTTTGTATCATTAATGGGTTTTGTGGAGTAAATCCTGTTATTTTAAGTTTAGCATCGTCATTATATTCAAATAAATGCTTATTGTTTTTTATAATTGTTTCGTATGCGTCTATTAATGTTAATACTGGTTCATATATACATAATTCGTCTGGATTTTCTACTGCGTTAAATGGTGTTAAATCCCATTTTACTTCTTCTCTTGCATCGGTATCTTCTAAATATTCGTCTGGTGCTTTTTTACTGTTTTTATAATATCTTTTACTATTTGCTGTTATTACCTCTACCATGTCAGCTTCAAATCCATCTTTGTCTGTTTCTTGCCATATTCTTATACCACCTATTTTTTGTATTGGTGTTGAATAATCATATATTGCAACCGTTTGTAAACTAGGCACTCTTGCAAATACTATTTCATTTTGTTCTGTTTCATATTCTATCCAATAACAAGCATTAGTAGTCATATAATCAAATACTAACTCATAAAAAAAGGCTGGTAAATCATTATAGTCGTTAATATAATCTATAATCATTTTTAACTCATCAGCATTTGCATTTTTACCTACTATTTTGTCAAATAACTTTTGTATTGTTTTTTTCTTTTTTAAATTTCTTTCCTGTTTTACACTATATTTAGGAGCTTTTCCTCCAAAATATCCTGTTGCTATATTTGCTATATAATATTCTAATGGCACTTTTATTTCTGCATTTGCTTTTCTTTTGTATCTGTTATATAGTTCTAATCTATGTGCTAATATTTCCTTTGCTTTTACTACTATATCTGATATATTTTTTTCATCGTCTAAATACTCAAGTTTCATTTGTAGCATATATAAATTCCTCCTTAAATTCTTCCATATCCAAATTGTAATATTTTTGGTGTTGTATTTTCATATACTCCTGTTGTACAATCTGGTCCGATCATCGTGTTTGTTTTTTCCTTCTCGTTGATAACTATTCATTGCCTTATAATATTCTGGAAATCTTGTTGCCCAATCTTCTGGCATAAATACATTTGTCATTACTCCTGTTGCATTACTTAATATTCTTGCTATTTTATTTTCGCTGTTATGAAACCAGTCTATTACTGTGTGTCGGTTGTTTAGTTTTATCAACTCTTGCTGTACATTTCTTGCATAACCTCTACCACCATTATTACTTTCTATTTTGCAATAACCTACATTGTCTTTTGTCATCATTTTTGCTTGTGCTGGTTCTGTTATTTCCATTGGCTCTTGTGTAAATAATACATCTAATATATATTTTTGATCATTAAAATCTACTCCATAATCTA